TTGGATATTGGTTTGCTTGTATACCAGAAAAAGGCATGACCTATATGTTGCCAGGTGGACAACCTGCAACAGAACAAACCAGTGGTAATATTCCAAAAGAATTAAAAGGTAAAAAATTACCAGTTGGTGAATACAACAAAAAAATAACAAAGCCTAGCACAAACAATGTTGTAAAATACAAAAGACCTGTAAATGAAGATTTTATAAACATACTAAAAGAACAAGGCACAGTAGAAGATGATATTAGAGGTATCACAACCACTAGTGCGCAACGTGAATTTCCTAGTGCAGTTTACGGATTTAGTTCACCCGGTCCGCTAGATAAACGTGGCGGATCTCCGCAAGGCAAAGTTGGCATAAAAGAAAGTCAAGCAACTGTTCATACAAGTCGTTTAGGCAGTAGCAGTATAGTAATTGATGACGGTGATGACAAATTTTTGCGTAAAGGATCTCCTGAAGATACGCCATATGAATATGTTAACAAAGAAGCAAGTGAAGCAGGCGGCGATGTAACACGCCCTGCAAATGAAATGATACGTTTCCGCACACGCACCGGTGCGCAAATAATGATCAATACCAGTGAAGATCTGATCTACATTAATAACAGTAGAGGCACTGCATGGATAGAAATGTCAAGTAATGGCAAACTTGATGTTTATGCAAAAGACAGTATTAGTTTTCACACAGAAACAGATTTCAACTTTGTAGCAGATAGAGATATCAACTTTGAAGCTGGTAGAAACGTTAACATGATTGTCAATGAAAACATCTATACCAGTTGCGGTTTGAATTACGAATTGTTAGTAGGTGTTGACGGTAAACTAAAGTTCAAAAACAATTTAGATACAACTGTAACCAATGATATGAAAACTCACGTTTTAAATGATAAAGATATTGTTGTAGGAAACGATATGAAAACTAGAGTAGCAAATGATAAAAGTGTTCTAGTTGGCAATGACTTGTTTGAAACAGCAAACAACGATATTAGCATCCTTGCACAAAACAGATTATCTTATAATGGTATTGCAGGAGTATCAGGTTTTACCAGTGGTAATATGGAAACCACAGTAAATGGATATCAACATCTTTATATATCAGATGAACTACGTATAACAACCGGCGCACAACAACATTATAATTCTGGTGCTGGTGTTTTGGTAACTAGTGCAGGCGATCAAAACTACAAAGTTGGCGGACAATATAATATGACTGCAAGTGGTACTAGTAACATTAGATCAAGTCATCATAAGGAAACTGCAAATCGTATTGATATGAATGGTCCTCCTGCTGCTAGTGCTGCAACTGCATCAACTGCAAATTCAATAGAACAAGGTCCAGAAGCATTAGAAGCAGTTGAAGCAGTGTTGCCTATCAAAGCAAAATTTCCACAGCGTGTACCGCAACATGAGCCTTGGCAAGGACATGAAAATTGGAATCCACTTGAAACTGCTCCAGATAAAACTCAAGCAGTTGAGACTGAAAGTCAAGACATACACATGGAAGAACGTCCTGTACACACAGATAGGACATTGATGAATGAATTAAAACCGGAGGATGATTGATGTTTAAAGTTGTAGGGGGCGCACTTAAAAATGCAGCAATTAGAGAAAGCAATAAAATATTAGGTAATGCAGTTAATCAAATAGCAGCAAAAAACCCAATACCTGCTATTGCAACAGTTGGCGCTATACAAGGTTTTGCAAATACAGGAAATTTACAAGGTGCTATTAGAGGTGCAGCACAAGGTGTTATTGGAGCAGGTTTACAACAACTTGGCAATCAAATTCCTCCGCAATTAGCCAATGCAGCAGCAGCACTACAAGGTATTGCAAATCCGGCAGCATTTACTGCAAATGGTTGGATTAATCCAGATACATTAGCAGGTGGTTACACAAATGCTGTAAGAAACGCAACAGGACAAGTAGGCACACCAACTACAACATATGCAGGCACTACAAATGCTGCTAATCCTGCCAAAGTTAGAACACAGATTATTGATGCTACACAAGGCGAAGTTCTAAATATCAAAGACAGTTTTTTACAAGGACTTGCCGGTGGGTTAAGCAGTATAGCAGGTCAAGGTATTAATAATTTATTAGGTAGTTTGCCAAGCACAATGCAAAATTTGTTGAGCACAACAGGATTAACAGGTGCTTTGGGCAGTGCATTAGGAGCCGTAGATGGTGCAATAGGAAAAGCATTAGGTGGATTTAGTAATGCATTAGGAGATGTTGCAGGAAAACTAGCAAACGGTTTAGGCGGAGCAATAGCAGGTATTCCAGGTGTAGGACCTGTATTTGAAGGCTTTACAAAGGGTGTTGGTGCATTTACTAAAAATTTAGATGGTGCAATAAAAGGTTTGCCTACAGATTTACAAAGAGCAATTAGCGGTGCCGCTGCTCAAGTAGGAGCAAATCTAATAGGCAAAGCATTCAAAAAGCCAAACATAGTTAAAGATGTAGGAAGACAAGTAGCACAGAATATTAAATTTGTAGAAAGTCCAATTACACAAGCAAATGCTATTGCTGAAACTGCTAACGAAGTGCATAGAAAAATTTACAAAAGTACAGGCGATAAAACTTTTTTAAATGTAGCAAATACTGCTAGAAAAACGGCAAAACGTTTTGGTAAAAAACTTGTAAAAAAGAATAGTTTATATGTTTTAGATGCTAGTAAAGTACAGGTTACACAACCTAGCAAAATTATTAATGGTCAAATTACAAACATTACTAGTACAACTGTTAAAAAATCAACAACTAGTAATATTTGTTATCTACCAACAGACCAAGATTACAATAGAATTGCTGAGTTTATACCGTATGATAATATTGAAGCCTGTTTAGGATCAGGCGGCATATCTAAGTAGGATAAATACAGTATGGCTACAAATGAAAAACCACTTTACAAAAATATAAGTATCAGTTCTCCTGCTACAGAAGAACCTGTAACCAGCAAACAATACAGAGGTATCAGTACCGTAGCCAACCCACGTGGATTTAATTTATATGACTTGGAAATAATCAAACAAGACATTATAAATCACTTCCATATTCGCAAGGGCGAAAAATTAGAAAACCCTATGTTTGGCACTGTTATTTGGGACGTATTATTTGAACCATTTACAGAAGATTTAAAAGAATTGATTATTCAAGACATTACAGAAGTAATCAATTATGATCCTCGTATAAGCGTAGAAACTGTCACAGTTGATGCATACGAAAGTGGACTTCAAGTTGACTGTACACTCACTTATATACCCTACAGTATTAGCGAAACAATGCGTATAAAATTTGACCAGAACAACGGTCTTCTTTAATATACGCACATTATTACTTCAGGTAAATATACTATAAAGTGAGGAATGGCATATGTCAACGACAGATAGGCAAAATCGACTTCTATTAGCAGAAGATTGGAAAACGATTTATCAAAGTTTCAAATACGCAGATTTCCAAAGCTATGACTTTGACAATCTACGTAGAACAATGATCACATATATTAGGGAAAACTATCCTGAAGATTATAACGATTATATTGAAAGCTCAGAATATCTTGCACTGATTGATTTGATTGCATTTTTAGGTCAAAACTTAGCCTTCCGCACAGACCTAAATGCTAGAGAAAATTACATCGAAACAGCAGAGCGTAGAGAAAGTATTCTCCGCCTTGCACGTTTAATCAGTTACAATGCAAGCAGAAACACAACTGCTAATGGTTTGTTGAAAATTGACAGCATAAGCACAACAGAAGATGTATTTGATGCAAACAACAACAATCTCAGCGGCCAAACAATATTATGGAATGATGCAACCAATCCTGATTGGTATGAGCAATTTACAAAAGTTCTAAATGCAGCATTACCTTCAAATTCACGTTTTGGACGTCCTATTAAGAAAACTGTTGTTGACGGCATTATTACTGAACAATATAGATTTAACGGCACAAACACAGATGTCCCGGTTTTTAGTTTTACTAAAGCAGTTGATAACAAAAGTAGAAAGTTTGAAATTACCAGTGTAGGTATTGACACGGGTGATAATTTTATCTATGAAGAAGAACCATTTCCAGGCAACAAATTAGCATTTTTATACAGAGACAACGGACAAGGTGCTGGCAGTGCAAACAGTGGTTTCTTTTTCCACTTTAGACAAGGTACATTAAACAACAATGTGTTTTCAATTACAAGTCCTGTGCCTAACACAACTGTAAACATTGATACAGACAACATTAACGAAACAGATGTTTGGTTATACAAACTTGACAGCAACGGAGACGAACAAGATCTTTGGACAAAAGTTAGTTCAGTTGAAGGTAACAATATTGTGTACAACAGTGTTGAAAAAGGTGTGCGTGATATCTATGGTGTGTTAAGTAGAATTAATGATAGAATTAGTTTGATTTTCAGTGATGGCGTTTTTGGAACATTGCCAAAAGGCAGTTTTAAAGTTTATTATAGAACAAGTTCAAATGAACAGTACAAAATCAATCCTGCTGATTTAGTTGGTATTCAAATTCAAATACCTTATTTGAGCAAAAATTCAACCAATGAAACATTGAATCTAGTACTAGATTTACAAAACAGTATATCTAATGCAGATGCTAGTGAAACAGATGAAAGTATCAAAACAAATGCTCCTAGCACATTCTATACACAAAATAGATTAATCACAGGTGAAGATTATAACATTGGTCCGCTTGGTGTTAGTCAACAAATTATCAAAACAAAGAGTGTAAACAGAACCAGCAGTGGCATTAGTAGATATTATGATTTACGTGATGCAACTGGCAAGTACAGTAACACTTTGATGTTTGGCGATGATGGTAGTATTTTTACAGAAGATTTAGCAAAAAAGTTCAGCTTTGATTTTACAACTAGAACTGATATTGAAAGTGTTATCAATAACCAAGTTATTGAAATTATTAAACACACTCAAACCAAAAATTTCTATTACAAATACTTTGACAGAAATACCAGTGTCGAAGATTTAAACTTCACATGGAATCCAACTACTAATGATACAAATCAAAGTTCTGGTGTATTCCAAGATCAATTTGATATTGCAATTGCAGTGAGTAGTTTTACAGCAAGTGTTATGCGTTTTGTTGCACCTAATAGTTTAATTAAATTTACTGCACCTGCAGGACAATACTTTGATAAGAAAAATAACCTAGTAAGTGGTACTCCAAACACACTTGGAGATAAAACATATATTTGGACAAAAGTTATAAGTGTATTTGAAAATGGCACAGTACAAGATATAGACAGCACACTTGGACCAATTGTTTTAAATGATAATGTACCAAGTGGATCTATATTAAGTGAGATTATACCTGTATTAAATTTAACAATTGTAGAAGATACGCTATCACAAATGGTTGACCAAATATTTTCATACAAAACATTTGGTTTAAGATATGATCAAGAAACTACGGATTGGAAAGTAATTACTAATCTTAACCTTGACACAGTTAATGAATTTAGCCAAGGCCGTACAGGAGATGCTACAGGTACTAACCAAGATAGCAGTTGGATATTTTTATTCGAAACCAACGGAGAAACTTACACAGTAACTCATAGAGGTTTGCGTTATGTTTTTGAAAGCGATGAACAAATACGTTTTTACTTTGATGGAAATGATAGAATTTATGACAGTAAAACTGGAAGAATTGTAACTGACACAATTGATGTTTTGAGTAACAATAATTTGCCAGACAGTTTGACTAACTTTACACAGGATTGGAAATGGCAAGTTATCAGTGCATACAGAGGTGATGCAGGCTATATTGATAGTAAAAAATTAGAAGTAGGATTTGTTGATACCGATGCAGATGGAGTAATAGACGATCCTGATTTGTTCACGCAAATTGTTGCACCAGATTATTTGCCAGATACAAAATATGTTTTTGCTAAAAAAGTTTTAAAAAATGATGTAGAAACTTATGAATATGCAGATGCCGAAGAAAACAATATTATTGTGATTGCAACTGAAGGAGCAGCAGGATCACTAAGTGCATATACTAATAATCCAGTTTTTTACATTAGCAGTAAAGATGTCTTCAAAAGAATAAACGCTAATATGACAGGTTTAGAACTAGATATTAATTGGCGTGCCTACAAAGGTAGAGACAAATTAAGATTTAATTACAGACATGCCGCAGCAGAAAACCGTAGAATTGATCCAAGCAGTAGTAATATAATTGATTTGTATCTTTTAGAAAAAACATATGATACAGAATTTAGAAAGTTCTTAAAAGGCGATATTATCAATAAACCTTTGCCTCCTAGCAGTGATGCATTATATCTTAGTTATGGACAAGATATCAAAAAAATTAAAAGCATTAGTGATGAATTGATTTATCATCCAGTAAAATACAAACCGTTATTTGGTAGTCTAGCAGATGAAGATTTGCAAGCAACAATTAAAATTGTTAAAAATACAGCAAGAGTTGTAAACGATAACGAAGTCAAGTCAAGAGTTATTGACAGCATTAATGAATATTTTGCACTTGAAAATTGGGATTTTGGTGAAACATTTTATTTTAGTGAATTAGCTGCATATGTTATGAAGCAAGTTGCTCCTGATGTTGCTAGTATCGTACTTGTACCAAAAAGTGAAACACAAGTTTTTGGTAGCTTGTATGAAATAGTTTGTGAAAATGATGAAATATTTGTAAATTCTGCAAACGTAACTGATGTTGAAATTATTGATAGTATTACAGCAGCAAGATTAAAAGCCACAGGTACAGTTGTAACCAGTGACGATGTTTTAAATACAGGAATCCAAAGTAGCGTGACAAATACCAATATTATTACCGAAGGAAATGATTACTAATGGCATACGAAGATAACCAAAACGAATATCCTATTCCAGGTCGCAATGATAGTAAAAGAACAAATTCATCTTTACTACCACGATATTTTCGTACTGATGCTAATAAAAAATTCATAGGTAGTACATTAGATCAACTTACATCTCCTGGTGTAGTTGAAAAATTAAATGGATTTGTTGGTAGTAGAGAAGCCAAAGCTGCTGTAATCACAGACAATTATATCGCTGATGTAAGCAGTGAACGTGAGAATTATCAACTTGAG